GCCCATCCGCCGTTCTCCCTCAAGATGGGGCGAAGCAGATCCCAAACACGCGGATTCATGATCGCCCATTCTGAAAAGATCAAGCCCACGGGATTCGTGCCAACCAGCCAATCCAACCCCATGTCAACACCAACCAGTTGGTAATAGGAACCGTTACATAAAGTCACCTTCATATCGGTTTCATTTTTACCAACAGCAACTCCAGGGGGAAAGTGATCCATGTAACGGAACCCGTCACGATCAATTCCATCCCACATAGCCTTTCTAGCCTGTCTCGCCGTAGGAAACAAGTGAAAATAACCGCCCACTCGCTGCAACGCCATCTTGGCACAGAGATTAAGCGCGCTCTTATCCTTCCCAGACCTCCTGTGCCAAACGCAGACAGCTCGCGTTACGCCAGCATCAAACGCTTGGAACAGTGGGAGTTGGTAATCCCTCGGCTGGTAATTGAATGGTATCTGCATCATTATGATAGTTTAATACGTTAATAACAACCTTGCCTTCACTGGAATCAGATACAGATTCTTTCTGCAACTGTTTTGCACGCCATTCATAGAACTTCGCCGTATTCTTCGGGTTGAACCTAGCCCATTCAAGAAAACCCTCATGCCCTCCCAACCGCTCATACACATAATCGAAAGAAGCGGTAATAGCAGATTTCCTGTCAGGGATGTCAACGTCTTTGTTGTCCACAGACTTCATGGTCTGATCCCACTCCCTATTCTCCTTACGGGACTGGTTCATGCGATCCGCAGACTTCAACATCTGGTCAAATTTCTCACCGTTGAATAGTTTTTTCATTTAATTCCTATTATGTCTTGATTTTGCTTCTGCATCTTTAAGACCCTTCAACCCTTTATTTATTCGATCCGCTGTTGACCCATGCTTCTTTTCATAAGCCTTCCGAGCCGCATATTCCTTGTCCCTTGCGGCCTCAATCTCATTCTGGGGGCGAGCCTTACTTTTTATACGAGCCTCCTCCTTCTTAATCATATCCTCGTCAAACGCCCTCTTCTTCGCCCTTCTCTCCGCTGCTTCCTTTCGCCGGTCCTCTTCCCACTTTTTATTACCCTCCGCTTCCTCTTTATAATGATCTCGTAAGGTTTTCTTTTTTGGAGGTTTCTTCTTAGAGTCAACCTTCTTAAACAGCTTCGGGAACATTTTCCTAGCAATCAAAGCGCCATACTTCTTAGCTGCCTCTCTGCCAGCAGCCCCAATAGCTACCCATGCTAATGCTGGTCCAGCCATAACTACACCTCAAACTTTACTTTTGACATTTATCCCCATTCAGAATATCGATCTGGCATTCATACTTATCGATCACATGGTTCAGTTTTACCATGTGCTTGGTCTCGCGAATATAATCCGCATCCGTCAAACACCACATCTTTCCACGTTCAGACTCATGGGAAAGATAAAGCACTTCCTCAGGAAAATCAGAGGGGCGATCAAGAATTCTTCCTACGCCTGCGCCTGAGCTTGCGCAGCTTACGAGCAGCGTCAACGGAATCAATAGAATCAAGTTCCTCAGCCTGCTTTTCGCGCATCTTTGAAAAATCTTCATTAATTTTAGCATTTTTATCCCTTATAGAAACAAGATCGACCGCACGGGCAGAATCAATGCCAGCTTTACGCCCCCAATAGACAGCCAGCAGCATCGAGCCGACCAACGCCAAGGCGAGGATCATCCCGATCATCATCTCTGCGCATCCTTATTTTTATTAAACCCGATATTCCCTGCGCCAACATTAGCTATCTTAAGCAAGAAATTAATTCCGCCAGTTGCCTTTCCAAGCCATTTATCATCCACCTGCGTTGGCGTAAGCGCTGTCAAGACAGTAAGGCTCGCTATAATGCCTGAAATAGCCATCAGATAATCTGGGGCTTTTGCCATTAATCCTACTAGAGCTTCCATTTCGTTCTCCTATTTCTTGGGAGGGTAGAGCCAAAGCACATCAGGTGCCTTGGATTCATCTATATCCACATGGATAAAGTTACTGGCAATACCAATTCTATTAAAAAATTCGGGAAATATGGAAAGAAATAACATGCGCTCTGAAGAGCTAGAGCAGCGAATATCACACGCTAGACCTTTACGATGAGCCGAATCGTCAACTCCGCCCACATCACGATTGTGATTATAACAGCGATATCCTGAATTTATCGTCATCGAATGACCAATACGGTCACGAGCAAACTGCAACCTGTCAACAAACCCGAGGTCTATCTCGGATTCCTCACAGCAGGGACAGCGGAACTCATAATTCGAAAAATTATCGGTAAGATCACCCATTAGACTTCTTTGGCTTTGTAGGTTTCCGCACTACTTTCTTGCCTGTCCTGCGGGCATATTTAGTCGCAGCCTGCGTACCTTTTGTGGTATAACTAAATCGTTTGGTTCCAACAGTAGGCATAGTAGTTCCTCCTTTTAAAGAAATGAAAGCATAAGTTATGGAAAAACGCAACATAAAAAGATTCAAATCAGGATCGGTAAGAACCACAGACGCAGACGAACATCGATTCGACCTGGTCAGCCCATTCGGATTATTCCGACTCGCAAAGATATACGCCGAGGGCGCAAAGAAATACGGAGACCGCAACTGGGAGCTAGGCCAGCCGTTCAGCGAAGTGCTAAACCACGCAGAACGACATCTCTACATGTGGAAAAAGGGAGACCGCTCCGAAGACCACCTCGCTAAAGTCGCATGGGGCATGTTCGCCATTATGCACTACGAGGAAACTCTACCAACCGAAAGAAGAGAACACGAGCGATGCAAGGTCAAAAACCTAAAAGGAACGCTCATCAAAAAAGATAAGGAAAAGCCCAATGAGCAACCAGATATACATAGTGATTCAGCAGTTCGCTAAAAACGGCGATATCATCTGGATGGAGCAAGTTGACAAGGTATTTCGCCAAGAAAGCGACGCAAAAGACCATGTCGACAGAATGATGAAAAAAAAGAAAAAAGGCGAAAAACTGGATTATAAAATAGAAAAGTTTATGATTCTTTAAATACCAGAAGAAATAAGATAAGTTATGGCATTGGTAAGAGATTGCGGGTTGTCTTTGAAAAACCCAAGGCCAGCATTACAGTTCGAGCAAAGTATCCCCCTGATCTTCCCAGTAGCATGACAATGATCCACCGAAAAGCTATATTTCTGCTTTTCCCTGCCACCACCACATATAGCACATTTACCCTGCTGATTTTCTAGCATTTGGTTATATTTTTCAAGAGTCATCCCATATTCTCGGAGAAGATCAGAGCGATCTTCCGTTGGATTGCGTAGTCTCCTTCGCCTACTATATTCTTTATTTTTCTCGCTATAGCCCCTCCTGAGATACCTTTCTCTTTTGATTCGACAAGCACAATCCCTACATCGCCTATTACACTGCTTTTTATTTGGCTTGTGGAACTCGTCTGGGTGTTTAACACTTTTGCATGTTATGCAGAACTTTCCGCCAACGGATATTGCTAGATTGTTGACAAACGATAGATCTTCAGTTGTCTTACCCATTTTATCAGCATAACGCTTCTTCTTCTTTGCTAAAATTTCGGTTCTGTGAATCGCGTAATATAATTTAGAGTAATACGATCTACTTTCAACAGAATTTCTTTTCACTCCAGTCCCCCCTACCAAAATACCAAATATGCAATTCCACAAATAGCAAATATATCAGCGCAGATCGACCACACGATATAAGCCCTGAATAATATTGTTTTCATCATAGCACATTGCTCGCAATATAGGTGAAATATGTGTAATACGTGTGGGGGTCCAAACCTAAAAAATCAAACAAAAAAAACCTTGGGGTCACAAAAAAATAAACCCTTTTAAAACATAACCCTTGTTTTACAACACCAAGGAAAGCAAGCTCATGCCCGTTGGGCATTGCGCTTGCACACAACCATCCGGGCAACAGCAATGCCAACGATGCCCCCGTTGTCATAGCAGTTGCACCGGAAGGGCATTGAAGTATTCGTCATCGTGCGTGCAGGTTGCCTCGCACTGGTGCTGAGCATTGCTTGTGTCATTCTCCTGTCAAGGCTTAGCATTACAGGGCGAATGCTAACCTTAACAGGAGAATCACATGACACAAACAATACTCACCACATTAGTTGTAGTTGAAGGTCTTTTAGTAATATTGCTTGCCTGGCATAATAATTATGTAAGCAACAACCTCTTGTTGTGCTTAAAGGTTATGGAAGAGAGAGAAAGAGAGGTGTATAAAGAAAGAGTTTAGTTTCTGGGGGCTTCGGCCCCTTTTTTGCGCACGACAAGGTAAGCAAGCTCATGCCATCGCTATGCTCTGGCACTGCGCTTGCATCATGTTAAGCCAAGGCAACGTGGCAATGCTACGCATTGCATCCAAGCATCAGACGTGTCAACCCCTTAAGGTAAGCAAGCTCGTGCCCTTCGGTCACTGCGCTTGCGTGTGACGTCAAACCCTTAAGGAACCTTGCCTCCTTTATCCGGCAAGGCGCAACCCCAAACGCTCGGGATGGCACCCTCGCGACTGCATGGGATTGCGAAAGGCATTTCAAGCATTGAAATAGAATCTAACATATGCTACTCTTGCCACAGTTAAGCGTATGACAATCATTACTGGAGATCGCACACATGGTAGATCGTGAGACGTCGGCGGGCTTCGCCGAAGAAACCACACCTCTTAGACCTGAGCGTTACAAACCCACTACATCTCGACACCCTTGGTCTGGCAAGCACAAGTCCAAGTATCTCGACAAGCGTCAAGGCCAATTAAAAGAACGCCCTTGTCGCGTTCACTCCAAGGTCGTGCATAGTTGTAAGAAATGCAAAGGCGACAACTATCTTGCGACCAAGCGCCGTCAGACAGATGAGAATGTCACACCTCGCCAAGTACAGCAAAGAGAGTACTTTCGTCAGTGGAAGCAACGGACTGATCGGACGGATACAGTATCGGTCAGATGTCGTCCTGAGGACAAGACGCAGATACTCTTCGCATGTGAGCTAGCTGGTATATCCTTAACAGATTTCGTGATCAACTCTGCTTTAGAAGCCAGCAAGTATTTGCTCAACATCCGCAATAAGCGTTAGTCTCACCGCTGTATGTAGGAAACGAATAGTTTCTATCATATTCCTGAACATTTGTCAACAGCACACCTAGCACGAAGGGGCGGGGCTTACGAAAAATGCGCCTGAGTCGATGCGGTTACATTGATCTTAGCATTTGAATGACAAAGCTTGCCATGTCGTCGAGTATTCTCGCCCCAATTGAAAAGTGAAATGATTTTCCCGAATCCTAAGTTCGGTAATCGTCCCCCCATTAAACACCTCTTTTTTATCGCTCGATAGTTTACCTGTGCGTGCCGTCGCGTCGTTGATCGCGCAAGCGTGCTTCTGTTTTCTACTGAAGGTTTAGCATTAGTCATGCCAAATCGACAACGTCAAGGGGCGTCGTTTTGTCATGTCGAATGCTTTTGTCATTCTCGACGGCACTCGATGTACAGCTCCTTTTGCACTGGGGCTTAAGGGCGAAGCCCCAGAGTAAAAGGAGCTTCGGGAAAATAATTTAACTTTTAAATTGGAGCAAGAATACTATGGCAAACTTTATCATCCAAATCCTAAGATCAAAAATCGCATTCGCCTCAGACACATTTTTCGAAAGCACCCTTAATTGGAATTTAACACAAAATACTAAATCTGAAGTTGATTTTGTATCAGTATTTAATGGTGAAAAGAATGAGGATGGTGTTAAGAAAGCCACACTCAAAGTTATCTCAGATGATGAAGATGTTATGTTTTGGTGCGATGAACATAACGTTCCCTTTGAAGCACCAAAGCCATCCCATAAAGTTAATCTCCTAATGGCATTCTGGGATGGTCCGGCATACCGAACAATGCCTCAGGAGATGATTGATCCTAATTCCGCAAACATTGATAAGACAATCCAAAAAGTACTCGAATCCAATGAGAGTTGTAGAGTTGTCAATCGATACCCAACCATTACATTCAGAGTTAAAGGAAAAATCAAAGCTTTAATGGCTAAAGGTATCGTTCCTACGCTCGATTTAGCAATGGATACTTACCGTGAGTATAAAACAAAGGCTGATGACATTAGAAATCTCGTTACTTGGGGCGACCAGCCTAGAGCAATCGACCCAGATACGGGAGTTGAATTTACTAAAGAAGAACACGACCAGAACCGTGACCTTCTTAATGGTTATCAGTTCAATACCGACCTATGGAAAGCAATTTATAAGGATCTGAAAAACAAAAAGTAAGTTAATTTTGATGGCGGGGCTTCGGCTCCGTCATCATTATTTTTTTTAAAAACAATCAATGAAGCGATTGCAAGCAATCGCATTAAAGCATTAAGCGTAGGCAATGAAATGATTAGCAAGCTAATCACCCGAAATCAAAGCATCATATGCAGTCAAACCCAAAAAAAGGAAAACCCGAGGAGGAACGTGTGACTAAAAAAACCACAAAACCCACACTAATAAAATCTACAAGATTCGATTTAGATCTTTTTATTAACCTCCACACAATCGATATGCAGAACATCCAAAAACAAATCGAAGCTATCAACATCGATCTCTACAACCTAGATGTAAAAATGGATAACAACTACCACATGATAAAAGGCTCAACTTCACTAATGCGAGAACGTAAAGAAGGAGGATCACTATGAATGAAAATCTCAAACTGTTCAGAGTCTACGATACCCAGACAAAAGAATACTTATTCGCCTCTAACAAAAAAGATACAGCAAAGATATTCAGAGACGAAAAAGAACATGCACTCCCTTACTTCAAAGGAGCAGAGCTACCACCTCAATTTATGATCAAACAAGACAAATATTATAAATACAGGTTTCAAATCAGGCGGGCAATAGATCACCGAAAAGGCGAAACTTGATGCCCCCACCCTGCCGTGGGTCTGTTAAGTGTGTGGACTGGGCGATCCGTGTGATCCTACCCTCAAATGAAGCATATCACACACCCTTGGCGTGAAGGGAAGTCCTCTGTGCAAGTGGAAATGGCAACGCCAACCAGAAGCTTCGCACATGGCTCTTATTTATGAGGATGATTATTAGACCTAGCTGTTCAAGCACCGAGCTTTTGGAATCGATCGTGGATTAACTGAGTTGGACACCATATCTATTCTTTTTCGCTAGTCTCCGTGTCCAGGAACACCACATCGAAAATCATCCTCTAGACCACGGGGCTTCAAAATCTCCTCTGGGAGTGAGCCCCCCGTGGTCGACCAAATTATAAACCAATGAACCTGAAAAGGGGAGAAATGAAAGTAGGAATAATGGCTAACAAAGACACAATCGAATGGGATTTTATGGATGAAGATGAATCTGTATTTATCAAGCAAGTAATAGCACTAATCCACACATACTACGAAAAACCACCAGCTGACTACATGATTATAGCAGCATGGCTTATGAAAAAAC